CGGCGGCGGCCATGGCCAGGAACGATCGCATCGCCGTGCGGCACATCGTCAGCGTCGGCGATGAGCCAGCCTGGACCGCGAGCACCGATGCGGCTAGGCGACCGTTGAGTTGGCCGGCGAGTTCGGCTGGGTAGTCGGAGATGGGGACGATGGGAAGGGCCATTACGCCGTCTCCCCCAGGATCGACCAGCGCAGGCTGTCGCCCGTCGCCCACGTGAACGGGTTTGTCGCGGTCACGTTGCCGCCCACGTGCAGCGCCATCGTCGTAGCCGATGCGCCGAGCACGGCACCGGCCTTGTCGTTTGTCGCGGTGCTGGTGTCGCGGACATAGAGCTGGCCGATGGTGGCAGTCGTGAGCAGGCTGACGGGAAGCGAGATCAGCCACGAGCCGGTGCCGTAGGTGGTCGTTGAGCCCATCGTGATCGAGCCGTAGTTGTAGAAAGTCTTTCCCAACAGCCAGTACTCGGACGCGATCGTGCCGTTGCCGATGGCCGGCTGGGTGCCGGTCGATGACCAGACAGTTGCGTACGTCGACCACGGCAGCGCGATTGCCCGGATGGCGTCGCGGATCTGTTGCCAGTCCCCGGCAGACGGGATATCTCCGGCGAGGAGGTCGGGGATCGTGCCGGTCCAAGTCGCCATGTGCCACCTCCTCTAGAGCGCTATCGCGGCTTGGCGGTAGACCCGCACGGGCGAGCTGATTGGCAGCGCCTTCGTGACACCGTCAAGGCCGCGCGTGACGGTGAAGGTCTGCGTCGCCGTGGTCCCGGTGATCGCTGTGCACGTCATGCGTTCGCCGGCGATGACGATGGTGATGGGGAACTTGCTCGCGTAGGTGGCCGAGTCGATCCACCGCGCGGACGCGTTCGTCGAGGTGACAGACAGGCTGGTGTCGGTCGCGGCGTATGCGGCGGCAAGAACGGAGTCGGCGGCGATGCGGCTGGTGCTGTCCGGGCCGGACTCGATCTCGACCGCCATGTACGGGGCGTACGGCATCAGCCACATCTCGACGTTCCACTCGACGCCGTCGATGGTCTCGACGTAGCCCTCAAGGATCAGGTCCAGCGGGGCCGGGCCGGTCTGGATCGCGGGCGGTGAGGTGATCTGGACCCGCGACCCGATGTCACAGGCGAGCCACTGCGTGACGTAGCTCGGCTTGTCGCGCAGGTTGAGCAGGATGCGGAAGCGTTGCTCGTTGATGGTCTGGGAGTACGTCAGCCAGCCGGCGTGATTGGGTAGCGCGTCGTCAGTGGACAGGTTGCGCGAGTAGCGCCGTCGCCTTGGCCCAATGCCGGTGACCCGGTCGGATCCGAGCGGCCCGGACAAGACCTCGGACGTCGCCGACGAACCGGACCCGCTGGCGGTGGACCTCGCGACCGTGACGACGTTGACGACGTCCCGGCTGCCGCTGTTCGGCTCGAGCTCCATGAGGTCCTTGTACGGCAGGGTCATTGCGACGCCCAGGTTGTACCGGGTGGAGAGAATGTCGAGCCCGACGTAGCCGTTCCTGCGGTCGATCATCTGGCCTTCGCCGGCCTCTTCGCACCGGGTCAACATGTCCAGCGTCGAGCCGGCCGGTTGCGGCCCGACGTGCTGGGTGTCGGCCGCGGGAAAGACGTTGTCGAACGGGATCAGTGCCTCATGGCAGACGGTGGCGAAGGCGGACGTCGGCGGCGTGAGGCCGGACTCTGCGGTGGCGTAGGAGTAGGGCAGCCACGATATTGAGGCGGCCCCGTTGGGGTAGGTGTATCCGCCGACAGCGGTGTCGTCGATGAAGATGTGCCCGACCGAGAATCCCTCGGCGGAGACAGTGCCGCCGCCGATGCGGACCTGGGCGCAGTGGCCGAGCGTGACGCTGGTGAAGGTATGCGCGAACGATCCGAACGTCGCGAGGGTGTAGTTGACATCCGCACCGGACTGGACGAGGTCAATGGTGATGGGGAAGTCGGTGCCGTCGAGCGCGTACGAGATCGGCCCGACCGTGTCCACGACCGCGCCAGCAAGCTCCAGTGTGGTCGTGAGCGTGCCGCCGGTTCCGTAGGCGACGCGCAGTTTGTAGCCGCTACTGAAGCTCAGGTAGATCAGATCCGCACCGTTGGTCAAGCCGCCGGTGGGGATGTTGTGGAGACTGCGGTAGTAGTTGCTGCCGTCCGCGTATGGCTGCACGAGGCCGGTCAGCGACCCGCCCGCGCGGAGGGTGGCGATCGGCTGCGACCGGACGTAGGTGCCGGTGTAGGTGCCGAGATCGACCAAGCCGCTGATGACCATGGACGGCATGGCCGCCTGGGTCGGAGCGACCATCGACGCGTCTGACCCGTCCTCGACCGGCCAGTAGCAGCCCTCGATAGCGGCCGGCTCAAAATGGCGCCGCACCCACGAGACGGTCAGGTCGTCCTGGCCGATGGTGCTGGTGTATCCGTACGCCGAGATCGGGATGTAGTCGTTGATGTCCGGCCCGGTCCAGCGGACCGGCCACTCCGGGATGTACGCGATACACCGGTTCAGAAATGTGCTGACCGGCTTCAGTTCCACCTTGACCGGGGTGTTGATCCGCAGGTTCCCATAGTTCGGCCCGGTGATGTTCTCAGGCGAGAACCGGCCGAGCGGGTTACGCAGCCGCAGGTCGACCTGGCCGGGCTGGGTGCGCGACGTGTCGCCGATACGGCCGCGAGTGATGACCACGTACGGGCTCACGTACTTGGTGATGTCGGTGTACGTGAGCGTGTCCAGGTCGGAGTTCAGGTTGGCACCGAACGCCGCGGACACCTTTAGCGCGGCGGGGTCCTGCGGGAACCCCATCAGCGCCTCGGCCCGAGGTAGGTCTGGACGCTGCCGTTGTGCTTGTCGCGGACGTCGACCCGCATGTTCTCCGCGACCGCGCGGGTGACCGCACCGTCGCCGCTGAAGGTGATATTGACACTGAGCGCGCCGCCGCCCCCGCCACCGAGCGGGTTACCGAACCGGTTGTTGACGTCGGCCAGGACGCTGGTCGCGCGGGCGCGTCGGTCGTTGGCGAGCGGGATGTACGCCTCGCCGCCGGTCTCCGGCTCATTCCATATGCGCATGGCGCCACCGCGGGCGATCTGCGCCGAGTGGTCCTCGCCGCCACCGGCGTAGGCGTTGATGACGCCACCCTGCGCGAGGAGCAAGCTGTTGAGTCTGGCCGTGATCCGGGCCCTGCTGATGGCGCGCAGGTCCAGGGTCACCTTGGCGGTAACGCCGACGGTGGTGTGAGCGGGCAGTTTGAACAACTCGACGGCGAGGCCATGGACTTCCTTCTTCGCCGCGCCCGTAGCACCGGTCGCCTTCTCCGCCTGAACCCGGAAGTCGTCCATGATCTTCTTGGCGCCGGCCTGGTCGCCGGTGAGGGTGAAGTAAGCATCGGCTGCGGTGGCCGCCTTCTCGGCCGCCCTCTCCAGGACGAGCCGATTCTCCTCCAGCGCCCGGGAGTGGCCCTGGACCTTCTTGGTGCCATCCTTGAACGTATCCGCGATGTCGTCGACGGCGTCGCGGGCGTCGAGCATCGTCTGGTCGGCGTCCATCATCGTGCCGTGGAGTTCTTTCCAGGCATCGGTGACGGTGAGGATTTTCTCTTCCTGCTCGCCGAGCTGCTTGTTGAGACCCTTCATCTCATCGGCCGTCTTGCCGCCACCCTTCGCGGCGATCTCAAGCGCCGCGGTGTAGCCGGGCAGCGTCGCCGTGACCTCGCTGAGCGAACCGCCGGTCTCCTTCGCCATGCGCCGCACGAGCTGGCCGGCTAGTTGGATCTCGCCCTTCTGCACCAGGTCGGCGAGCGACTTGTCGAAGGCTTCAACGGTCTCTTTCGCGTCGTCGACCGGGCCGGTCGTCAACATCATGTGGGCCGCGAAGTTGTCGATGTTGTTGATGACGTTGCCGAAGCCCGACCCGCCGACGGTCTTGATCGCGTTCGTCAGCCCCTCGGCGTTGTCGCCGAATAGTCGGGCGGACTCGCCGGCCAGCTTCCCCTGCCTTGCCCATTCTTGAAGGCCAAGGGTCGACGCATCGATGTTCGCGTTGAGATCCTCGTGGAACGCGGAGAAGGCGGCCCCCGCGACCGTCAGGGCCCCGAACGCGAGCGCCGTCTTACCAGCGAATTTCGATACCCGGTCGAGCCCGGTCGCCACCTTGGCCATGTTCGGCCCGGCATTGCGCATCGCCTCGAGGGCGTCGTTGAGCGCGCGGCGATACTTCGACCAGCCCACCACGCCCAGCAGGCCGAGGCCCGTCAGGCCAGCTAGGACTATGCCGGCCGTCTTGATCGGACCCGGCAGGTCAGTGACCGTGTTCACCAGGTGGTCGAGGGCCTGGGTGATGAACCGAATCCCACCCATCGAGCCCTCGCTGCTCGTGATGAACAGCGTCTCCAGCGAGCCCTTGAGCCGCTCAATGTCACCGGCGAGGTTGTCCGTCTTGACGGCCGCGACCTTGGACGCGTCGGCCTGCGCAAGGATCTGCTTGTTCATCTCGTGCAGGCCTTGCTCGCCGACCTCGTACAGAGCGTTGGCGGCGCGCTGCGCGTCCGAGCCGAAGATGGTCGCGAGGATCTCGTTGCGGCGCTGCGCGGTGAGGTTCTTGAGGCTGCCCTCAAGCTGGCCCGCCAGGGTGTATGCGGTGACCGCCTGGCCGTTGGAGTCGTACAGCGAGATGCCGTACTGCTCCATGAGGCCCTTAGCCTCTTTGGTCGGCGCGGACAGCCTCAGCAGCATCGTCTTGAGCGACGTGCCGGCGTCCGACCCGACGATCGCGGCCTTCGTCATGGCACCGAGGACGGTGACGGTGTCCTCGAAGGACATGCCCGCCGCGTGCGCAGCACCGCCGCCCTGAGCCAACGCCTGGCCGAGTTGGCCCACATCGGTGGCGGTGGCGTTCGCGCCGCCAGCCAACAGATCGGCGACGTGCTTGACGTCCTTGCCCTTGAGGCCGAACTGGCTCATCGACTTCGCGGCGATGTCGGCGGCCTCAGCCAGGTCCAGCGACCCGGCCGCGGCCAACGCCAGCGAGCCGTCCAGCGCGCCGCCAAGGATGTCCGCCGTCGTCAGGCCAGCCTTCGCCAGGTTGGCCTCCGCCTCGGCGGCCTGAGTGGCCGAGTACATCGTGGCCTGGCCCGCGTCCAGCGCGGCCTTACGCAAGGTCTGAAGCCCATCGGCGGACTCGCCCGTAATGGCCTGGACCTCGGACATCTGCTTGTCGAAATCCATGCCGGCCTTGACGGCCCAGCCAGCCAGCCCAGCCAGTGCGGCACCGGCGAACCCGGCCATCCGCTCGATGTCCATCATCGCGGCCTTGTTGGACTTCTGCATGCCGGCGACCTCGCCGCGCAGTGCCTTCATGTCCTGGCCGGCAGCCTTGGCGTTGGAGCGCCAGTTCGTGACCTTCAGCTCAAGCTCGACGGTCACTTTGCGAACGGTCACAGCGCCCCCGTTCGCATCGTCGAGATGAACACGCCACGGCCGGTGGTGCTCTCAGCCATCGCCTGCGCCACGCGGCCGGGCTGACACACCTCGGAGACGACCTGCCACGAGCCGGCGGTACGCGGGTCGCGGCACTCCGACATTGGGTGGCCACACATCGGGCAGGTCTGCCGCTCTTCCTCAATCAGCGCCAGCAACAACTGCCGATCGTCCGCCGTCCACTCCGGCTCACGGGTCGTTACAGACCGCGCAGGTCTTCCGTCACTGCCGTACTCGTACGTCGTGGTTTCCGATCGGGTTTCGCCTCGGAAGACGCTGTAGGGGACTCCGGCTCGGGTGGCCGCCTCGACGTCGCTTCGAAGGTCGCGGTCCAGTCGTAGGCGGCCTTGGAGAAAGGGACGCTCACCTCGTTGTAGTTCAGCGCCCACGCTGAGTCGGTGAGCTTCTCCCACGCCGCGCCCGGCAGGCGCTCCGCCAGCTGACCGACCTGCTCCGCCGTCATGGCCGGCTCGATGCAGGTCTTCGCGACGAGCACACACAGCCAGGCCGTGAGCCGGTCGGAGAATGCGTCGGTGCTCTCCTCGCGCGTGCGCACGGGCCGGGCCGCGTGCAGGCGCCCCCACTCCCGGCCGACAACGGCACGAAGCTTGAACTCGACCTCAGTACCGCGCATCTCCTCCTGGAGTGCGACGATCTGCTCACCGATCACCGTGGCCGGGTTGCGGTCGGCCAGGCTCACCGGCGGCCCGGCGTTGGCCAATTCCCGCTCAAGCTCGCGGATCCGGTTGAGCTGATCCCCGCCGACGACAAGCGGCACCACCAACTCGGGTGGTGCCGCCTTCGCCAGGATCTCCTCGAACGAGGTCACGCAACGACCGCGCGGGTGTTCGGGTCAAGGTAGACGGCCAGATCCACCACGAAGTCCCACGCCGAATCTGGAGCCGGCTTGATGGGTGCGTCAGCGCCAACCTCGACCGGGTACATCGAGAGTGCGCCGGTCGAGCCGCCGCCGCCCTGGCTTGTCGTCCACGCCACTGTCCGGTCGAGACCGGTCCGTACGGCGAGGAACCCCACCGCCCGGTAGACCAGCAAGTTCCACGGCGTGTCGGTCGGAGAGTCGTGGTGCAGGGTGAGCTTGATCGAGGGCTGGCGCCGCCCGACCCGCTCCAGGGTGAACGTGCTGCCCACATTGCCCACAGGAACTCGGCCGGTGTCCATGCCGATGTCGAGCCCGTCCGGGGTGATGAAGCCAGTCAGATCGGTGCCGGCATTCAGCTCCGTGGTTGTCGGCAGGGCGATGTTCGCGCACGCCGTCAGCCAGTAGACCTTGACCCGGCCGTCCATGATGACGACGCTCATGCTGCCTTCTCCTTGCTGGTCGTCTCAGCCGACTTAGCCGGCTTGGGGTCGGGGGGCGCGTCGAGGTCGGTGGTGACGTCGGCGAACTCGGGCAGGTGGAACTCGTTGGGTTCCTTGCGGTACTCGGAGATCCGCACCCAGCCGTTGGCCCGCATCTGCGGCATGGCGGCTTCGGGCGCGATTCCAGTGCCCGCTTCTGGGTGGCGGACAACGGCGAAGCTCATACGCGGAACACCTCGCACGTCACCGTCGTGATGAAGGAGTGGTTCACCGTCGCCACCTGGGTGGTCTGGTTGATCGCCGCCACAGGAATGAGGATCATGCGGATGCCGGTCGTCGCCGGCACCGACACCGGCGTTGGCGCGGTGACCGAGTTGCCCAGCACGGACAGGTTCGGGTCGGTGACCGTCACCGAGTCCGACGAGCCGCCAGCGTTGATGACCCGCATGATGCAGCCGTTGGGCCCGAACTGGGCTGCCGCGATCGTGTCGGATGAGGCGACCGCGGTCGGCGCGGGAGTTCCGCCCGCCGTTGTGATGGATACCGAAGTGAGAGCCGCCACGGCGGCGCCCCCTTTCTGATGGAGGTTGGCCGCCGGGCGGCGGAGAACTGTGGAGTTAGGCGGTGATGAGTCTGAAGACGAGCACCGACTCAAAGACGGCGGCGCCGGTGGAGTCGTCCTTGGACGGGGGTAGGAACTGGTCCTCGCGGATCAGGCCACAGTTACGGCCGGCGATGGTGGGGCGCTGGTCGAGCAATGCCGTACGGACGAGCATTGCCACCGCGAGTGAGGCGTACTCGTTGGCGCCGACGCAATGGCAGTACCAGCGGGTGAGCCACTGCTGAGAGATGCCGGACAGCGCGTTTGCTGGGGCGTCGGCGGGCCGGTCGATGGTCGGATACGTCCGCACGTACGGGGGTAAGGGCTCGACCGGCGTGAACCCTTCGGCGTCCGGATACACGACCAGATTCGCTGTCGCGCGCATCAGTGCCATGCCAGCGTCGAAGTGCAGCTGATCTAGGGTGTCGGCCATCAGGGTTCCAACAGCGAGTCGCCGAGGACCTGCACAGCGCGGAAGAACTTGGGATCCTCGGCATCCAGGGCAGGCGCCCCGCCGGGAATGGGCGGCCCGTGCCGGGAGGTGCCGAACTCGATGATGGCCGCGAGCGGCCCCTGCGAACTGTCGTGGTCGGGGCCGATGACCGCCCGGGTTCCGTCCGCATCCGTGTCGAGGTCGTAGCCGATCGCGGACGGCAGGTGCGGGATATGCGGGTGACCGGACCAGCGGCGCCGCCAGTCCTGCTTGATGTTCAGCGCGCCTTTGCTGACGATCGCCTCGCCACCGCGGGCGGCCTTCGCGATCGTCGCGTCGAGGTCGCGGATCAGGTCGTCGAGGTCGGTCACGTCGTCTCCTCGATGCCCATGCGCCGGGCCGTCTCGAAGCTCTTGTGGAAGACGTCGCGAACCAGGAACGTCCGGCCGACCAGTGCGGCGTCGTGCGCCGAGGCGGTGATAGTGACCAGGTCCCCGCGGGACACGGACTCGGATCCGACCGCCGGCAGGTGCAGCTCGAGGCGCAGCACCAGCAGCGAGACCTCGCCGACGTCGGTGCGGTTCCCGCCGCCAACCCCGGCGATCTGCACCTTGCACTTACCGGTGTACCGGGGCGAGGTGGTTGGTGTGACGACGCCAGTCAGATCGTTGGTGGTGACGCCGGTCTGGAAAGTGATCGTGCAGGCGTCGACCATCAGCTGCTCGGCCAGCACTCGGCCGCGCAGCATCGCGGAGGCGGCGGACATGAGGCCTCCTCAGCAGGGGTCTTCGACGATGCCCGTGTTGGGTCGGGGCACGGTGCCGGTGTTCGGCCGGGTGACGGTCGCTCCGGCGAAGCTCACCGTGCCCGTTGATGGGCGGGTGACGGTGCCAGTGAATGGTCGGGGGATCTCGCATATCTCACCGGGCGGCAGCATGTAGCCCTGTCCGATACGCACGGCGCCCGGGTCGGGCACCCATGGCTTGGTGATGACCAGGGTTTGGCTGAAGGTGCGTTGTGCCGGCGGGGTCAGCGGGTTGGCGGAGATCCGCGCACCGGGTACCGGCAGGCGGATGTACGGGGCCGAGACGAGCAGCGGCTGAGCGCTGAACGTCGTCGGCGCACCGGCGAACAGCCGGACCGGCGGCACCAGTGGTGTCGGGGCCGGCGGTGTGACGACCAGCGCGTTGGGTGTCGTGGTCGAGACAACCGTGGGCGCGGCGGGGTTGCCGGTGATGATGGCGCCGGGAACCTTCGCCAGCCACGCCGTCGTAACGATGAGCGGCTGCGGCGTCGGTACGGCCGGGTTGCCGAGCGGCTGACTGGCGCTGATGTAGTTGGTAGGGACCAGCGGCCAGACGAATGTCGGGCTGACGACCAGAGCGTTCGGTGTGCCGATCGTGGAAATTACCGGAGCGGCCGGGGTGGCGAACAGTTGCGGTTGGGTCGTGACGCGCCACGGTGGCGGCGAGACAACCAGCGGCTGCGGGGAGCCGACCGCGGGGTTGCCCAGCGGCTGCGACTCGGTGATCGTGACCGGCGGGATGTAAACCGGCGTCCATGGTGGAGAGATGACGAGCGCGTTGGGTGCGCCCGGCTGGTCCGGTGGAACGTTGATGATCGCGGGGGTCGGCAAAGGCCAGGTGAACTCCGGCCCCACAATGAGCGGCTGCGGGGAACCAGCGGCGGGGTTGCCGAGGGGCTGCGAGGCGGTGATGGTGACCCCTGGCACGGGGGCCGCGTTGAACAGTCCCGGCTTGGGGCTGACGACCAGGGGCTGCGGTGTAGGTGTTGATGCGACCGCGGCGGCCGGGGCGCCGGGACCAAACAGCTGCACGCCGGGGATCGGCGGCTGAGCGAACTCGGGGCCAACAATGAGCGGCTGCGGCGTCGGTACGGCCGGGTTGCCGAGCGGTTCGTTGTTGGTGATCAGTACCGGCGGGATGTAGACCGGTGTCCATGGCGGTGTGACGATCAGGGGTTCGGGGGTGCTGGCGGAACTGGTCGCGGCAGAGCCGAGGATTTCAACCGCGACAATCGAGTACTTCTGCCCGCCGGGTGCGGACAGTCCAACGGTCTTGCTTCCGGCGAGGCCGGCGTCCGGGTAGTAGGCGACGTACACCGTATAGCGCGCCGCGTCCCGGAAGTACGTCGTTTCGAAGCCGTTGGCGGCGCTTGGCGCGGTTCCGTTGACGGTTTGCCATGTGCGGGATGCGCCGTCGACGGCGTTCCAGTCACCGATAATGACGACGAGCGCGGAGCTATCCTGCTGGGTGGTGATGTTCAGCGTTGGGGCGGCGCCGCTGACGTTGTCTTTGGCGGTGGCCCCGACCCCGTCGGAGCCGGAGAACCGCAGGGCGCTGAAGCCCCACACCGCGACACCGCTGACCGTGCTGACTGACAGTGTGAATGTCTGCGACGACGAGGACGGTGCTGTCCAGCCGTAGGCCGTAGTGAACGCGCTTACCTCGACCGCGTTTTGCAGCGTGTACGTAAGCCCGCCGCCGGTGGGGGTTTGCAGATGGTCGGCGTCGGCGTCTTCGCTGGCGCCCATGACGGCGAGGATGTCGCCGACACCGACGGTCGTTGAGGCGGTTTTCGGGGTGGTGTTGGTGTTCCAGACATCACCGTATTCGGCAACGAAGGTCGGAGGATTGCGGGTCGACGGTGGTGGCTGGTCGCCGGGGTCAACGTTGCGTTTGCGGCGAAGGAAGGCCAGAACCGCAACCCGGCGTAGGTGATCCGATGGTGCGCGTATATAGAACGACCGGGACGACGGCATAGCCGGCTACCCGACTTCGACGCAGTTCATTCCATACACCCAGGTCTGAGTTGCGGGCGCAACCGAGAACTTCAGTCCCAGGAAACCGGCGGCCGGGACGACGATGAACTCGTCCTCCAGCAGGGGCGCCCACAAATACCCGTTCACGACGTTGAATTCTTCGTGGACCAGCACGTCACCAGCGGTAGGTTCGGCGGTGGCGGTGTGGCCGGCGGTCATACCCGCTGTCGCCACGTTGGGGCGCATCGGCAGCGGGCCGGGTGACAGAGTCGTCATCGTGCCGGCCGTCGTTTGACGAAGGACCTGGATGGTGGCAGCGGCTGCGACGGTGGCGGCGGCCTCAACCCACACCCGTGTCACGACCAGTGGTCGGGTCGCGTGCGAGCGGGCTTGCAGGATCGTGATAGCGGTGGAGTGCGTCGCCGTGTTGGTGATCTTGTACGTGTTACCGGGAATCATATCGTCACCTCCACATCGTGTGGCGTCGTGGACTGTCCTCAGCGGGTCGGCCCAAAATCTCAACCGCGACTATCGAGTACTTCTGCGACCCGGGCGCACTCAGACCAACGGTCTGCGCACCGGCAACTCCCGCGTCGGAGTAGTAGCCGCCGTACATCACGTAGTGCAGTGAGTCCCGGAAGTATGTGACCTCACCCGACCCGGCCGCTGGCGTGACGCCGTTGACGGTCCGCCACGTTCTGGACGTGCCGTCGACGGCGTTCCAGTCACCAACGACTACAACAATCACCGAACCGTCATCGGTGGTCGTCAAGGCAAGGCTTGGCGCCCCGCTTGACACATTCGTCTTAGTGCTAGCACCCGCACCCGTGCAGCCGGAGAACCGCAGAACGTTGAACCCCCACAACCCACCACCGGAAGTCATTTGGATGGTGTAGGTCTGCGAGGTGGACGACGGGGCTGTCCAGATGTTCGCCGCCGCATAAGTGGCTATCTCGACCTTGTTGGCGAGCGTGTACGTGAGCCCGCCGCCGGTGGGTGTGGTTACCGTGGCAGCGGCGGCGTCCTCAGTTCCGGCTATCACCACCAGCATGTCGTCGACATCGACGGTAACGCTCGCGGTCTGCGGCGTTGACGCCGAGTTCCAGACATCACCGTATTCGGCAACGAAGG